CCACTACAATTTACTTCGACAAGACCATAAGTCCCAGTTCCAAACTTAGCATCTTTATCTGCTCCTGTATTTTTAAATTCAATACGAGGAGTATTAGTTACACTTCCATTATTTTCTAAACTTGTTGCGTTACTATCGCCATGAATGTAAAGGATGTTTCCTCCTCCACCATTTAGTGTTTTTGATGCGTTTATTGTTATCGAACCTATGTTATGATTGCCGTTGTTAGTTACTGTATGATTTATTACAGCTCTGTCAGTCCCATCAGTATGGCCATTACCTGGATAGTCTCCATCTGACAATCCCCACGTTGCATCATCATCCCAATTTCCATCTTGTGTAGATGTAAACGTTGCCATTAGACAACCTCACTTACTAAGACAATTTCAGAGTATATAGGAGAAGCCATTCACTAAACTTGCTCCGCATAGACAATAACTGTCAGATCAGCACCATTGCCTGTAGCCCTTACACATAGATGTTTCAAAGCAGTTGTAGATATTGCCTTCAATGCGTTACTGCTAGTTCCAACAGATATGTCGTCACCGACTTGTGTCCAATCAGAACCACCTTCTGTTCCTGGTTCGTCTTTTAACGATCCGAATACTTTAGCTACTCCTGCTGTTGAAGCATCACTATTGAATATCTGTATAGCAAATCTATTGTAAAGAGCTGCATCAAACTTATCTAAGACTGTAGTTTCAGAGCCTCCCACAGCCGTCTCCGTATTGGAGAACGTCATTGCTGTGCGAGTTCTGTCTAGTCTTTTGCTTGTTCTGACGACAGTAGATGCCATCAGTCAGCCTTCCCTTTCTTGGCCTTCTTGTTCTTCTTAAGACCTTTAGGTAATTTATCTACTTTTTCTTGGATCTTGGTTTTTGCTTTGGACTTAGGAGGTCTGCCCCTAGACTTAGGAGGTTTGACGTGAGTCTTAATCCCAGCCCCAACTTTTGGGGTATTGCCTTCTGCAATAACAAAGTCCCTTTGCGTTTCGAGTTCTTTAGCGAGTCTGTCGCTTTCAATCTCAATGGTTTCATTGGGTCTGAAAGCAATCCAGCGCCCATTAGGTAACCTGCGCCTAGTAAACCTAGTGCCAGTGTATTTGATGTTGACCATTTAATTAGTCCTCCAAACACTCTAAGCCGTTAAGTCTCGGATACTTCCGCTTGTTGATCTCTTGTATGCTACTAATTCACCTGCTGTGATGAAGGCATATTCTCTGCTGAGAACTTGTCTTACAGCTAGGTTGGTGTTGTCGACATAGGTTGTTGGTGCTGCAACTCTCATTGCTAAGCTTGCCATGTCTAACATATATAATCTAGATGCTCCATCTTTTGGAATGTGCTGAGATAGGAAAATTGGTATTCCATCGTATGCACCGACTCTAGAATCAAAGTTGAAACCTGCTTCTCCAGTAACTCCGTTCTGGTTAGCTGCTCCTGCTCCTGCTAGGTCAAACTTGAATGCTCCGTTTGTTCCTTGCATCAAAGCTTTTAGATTCTGATATGTGTCGTATCCAGTTAGTATAACTAATTCATTGTAGTTTGCACCGTTTTCTAATAATGCTGCAATCATTGTGTCAAGGTCATCTAATGCCAATGCGTTGTTAGTTCCATCATCGGTAAAGTGTGTGTGACCTGCATCAAAGAAAGCGTTGTTAGTAATATCTAATCCATACATATCACAGTCATCTTGACTGTTAGATGGAGATTGTGCATCTGTTACATAAGCTAAGGTAGCTGTTACACGGTCTAAGGATTCCATGTTGTTTCCTGCTTGACCTGCTCCAGTTGCTCCGTCACTGTCTGCTTCTACAGATTTGGTTAACATATCATCAAGGAAGAAAGCGTGTGCTTCTCCTTGTTCTTTTCTCATGAAAGCTGCTAAGTTGCCAAGTCCATCATCTGCTTCAGATAGGATCTCAGCTTTTGAGGACATCTGCCACGGAGTTACAACTTCTTTCAAAGTTAGTGTAATCTCTTTTAGCTCTGGGTGGTCAGTTTCTGGGAAAGCTCCGCCTTCTGCTACTCCAGCAGTTGTGGCGTGACGTGCTGTCAATGCTCTGAAACCAGACTGTGTCCATGCTTCTTTCTTCAAAAGTTTAAAAACTTCTGACTTAGTATTTAACTGATTGAATACTTTTGCCCCGAAGACGGTGTTTAATCCTTCTGCTAGGCCACTGGTTGTAATGTTATCATCAGCTTTACTAATGCCGTACCTCTTGGATATTCCAAGTGTTCCGCCGTAATAGGCGTTTACATATTCTTCGAAACTCATTCCTGCCATATTTAGTTTTCTCCTACTATTTCTTCAAGCTCATCCCAAGACTTGGACATTTTGTTCCAGTCTATGGAAGTTGCTTTTGGAGTGTCAGTTGCTGGAGCAGGTGTAACCTTTGATCCAGCATATACGGATATTCCGTATTTTTTAAGTGATTTCATAACGACATCTAAAGAAGGTTCGGACTCTTTCTTTTTGTCCTCATGTTCTTCCTTTTCTTCTTCTTCCTTTTCTTCTTCTTCTTTTTCTTCGTCTTCAGGTTTTCTTAACTCTTCGACTTTTGCGTGAAGGGCTTTGATTTCCTCAGCCATTCTCTTCATGTCGTAGTGTTCGTCTTTTTCCTCTTCTTCGTGTTCACCTTTTTCTGCTTCCTCTTCTACTATATCAGGTAGCTCATCTGGTGACACTACTTCAACTGTAACTTCTTCAGATTTGACTTCTTCTACAGTCTCCTCTGCTTTTTCGGTGCTGCAATCGCAGTCCTCTGCCTTTGTAGTCATAACCTCTATTTTATTAGTTTCATTTATAAAGTTATTTGCTTTGTCGGCTTTTACTATTCTTTCGTCATCATGACTTTCTATTAGTGCAAACTCATACGCTTCTACTGCACCATCATGTGGTTCGTAATCTCCTTCCATTAATGCTGGGCCATCTCTAGTAATCATCCAGTGATAACCTTTAGGTGGTTTAGCAATTACTGTTTTGCCATTATCTTTCTTAGTAGATTTAGGATGGTCCTTTGGTAGGAGATCATAATCTGTAGTATATTTAGGATTTGCAGGTCTACCTGATTTTAATAATTTAAGAAAGGCTTTGACCCTAGCTACGGCCCACTGGTCTCGACTTGATACGCCAGGCCTGTGACTTGTGGAAAAAGCTCCTGCACCTCTACGAAATACAGACTTTAATGCTCCGAGATTTGCTTTCTTTGCAGGGTCATCGCCAACATCTTCATTATGTTTGTCTCTTAAATTTTCTAATGTCTTAATATTTGCTTCACTTAACTTAATCCCACCACGCTCTCCGCTTGCACTGCCTGCTGGATTCTTGTCACTGCCTCTTCTTCTTTCGCTAGGTTTTGCAGGTTCACCAGCGTGACGACTTTTAGCTAATGCAACGTCAGTGACAGTCGCTTCTATGTTAGCTGGGTTATCACCTACCCAGGATACAGACCAAAGTCCTAAATCGTTTATTTTGTTAAAGCAAGTATTAGCTCCATCTGGACATACTAGATCCTGAGATATTGTTTCTCCTCTAATACTACTGCCACCGTTTTTACCAAAGTCTTGAATCTCTTCCCAGACTTTGTTGTGCATTTCTAATTGATTGTGAATACCATACTTGACTTTAATTTTACCTTCATCTATTTTGTAAGCCAATGGCAATCCTATTGGTATTTCTTCATGTTGATATGAATAGATTCCATACTTCATGTAGAAATCCATAGACTCTTCTAATACTTCAGTGGGGATTAAATCATTTTGTTTATCTATAATTGGTGAGTTAATGTATGTCTCCATAACTCTATCATTGTACCATTCCTTTCGATAAACTTTCCAGTCACTGGATTTGGCTGACATAACTGGATTTAGTATCGCTACTATTTATTTGTAACTGTTATGTCGGCTTTTGTTTTTCATATAACGACTTATGCTCGTAACCTATCAAATAATTACCCTCGAGATAATCTTCACCCCAATGTCCTTCTACTCTTTCAACTAATTCAATCTCTGGATTTATTCCTTGATTACAATCGTTTACAATATTCATAGCTACTCTCCATTGGTCTCCGTTAAGTTTGTAGAAAGATTCTTTGTCGTGAATCCAATATTCAATTATTTTCATTTACCAATTCCTCTTATATGCCCAC